TTAATTGATATTTACAGTGCAACTAAAGAATTAATTGCAAGTAAGGTAAGTGTAAGTAAAGCATCAAGATTACTTAACACAACAACTGGTTCAATCAGTGGAGCAATAAGAAGAAGTGGGGTATACACAAATCAAAAATCAAAACAAACATATATTTTAAAATTATGCAAAAAGTAAGACTTAAAAAAGAAGTAGTATTAGAACTGCTACAAAAACAGGAATACATAGGAAAGTTAGCAGACAACTTTCAAGTGCAATCGCAAACTATAATTAAGCAGTTATTGGGAGAAAGTCCAAAGCTATGTACTTTGCCTTATGTGAATGCAATCAAAGAAATACTTGCTACAAATAAAGATATAGTAGAATATTACAACACTATTGGAGGCTATAAAGAATGAGTTTAAAAGATTTGGAGAATAATGAAAAAATTATACTATCTCAAATTCAAGAACTTGAAGAAGAAATAATAATACTTTTGCAGAATATATTAACAAAAAAAGTTATATTGCAACACGATAAGTATTCAGAACAAATCTGTATTTATAGAAATCAATTATTAGAAACAAGAAAACAAATTAAACAATGGAAAATTTAACAAAAATTCAAAGGGAACTCAAAGTTCCAAAAGGAAACTTCAACAGTTTCGGAAAGTACAAGTATCGTTCAGCAGAAGATATCTTGGAAGCAGTAAAGCCAGTGTTAGCAAATAACAACGCAAGGCTAACTATTAGTGATGACATAGTATTACTTGGCACAAAAGTATTTATTAAGTCAACAGCCACGATTAAAGTAGGCGATGAGGTATTAAGTTGCAGTGGTTATGCAGAAACATCTGAACACAAAGGAATGTCAGCAGAACAAACAACAGGAACTGCAAGTAGTTATGCAAGAAAGTATGCTTTAAATGGATTATTTTTAATTGATGAAACCGAAGCAGATGCAGACAACCAAAACGTAACAAATAGTAAACCTACATTAAGTAAGAATTCAGATGCTTTTTTAGATGCAATTGACTACATTAAAAAAGGTGGTGACATCAACAAAGTTAAAGCAAAATATCACCTAACGAAAGAAGTGGAGGATTTACTAAATGTTAAGTAGCGAAAGATTGGGCAAATTCACAGCATCCACCATCCACAATTTATTTGTGGGTGGAAAGGGAGCAACGAAAGATTCATACATAATGGATAAGGCAATAGAATCGGTTAAAAGCTATGCAAAAAGTTTCACAAGCAAACACACCGAACACGGAAATATCAACGAATTAGAGGCATTAGAATCGTTTATAGAGGTAACAGAATTAAATGCAGTTTATTTAGATTCGGTTTACTTTCCAATTAATGAGAATTGTGGTTCAACTCCTGATGCTGCTTTAATTGATTTTGATGGTGTAATGACTGCAAGTATCGATTTAAAATGCCCTACTGAAAAGTTTTTTGAACAAAAAATGATGATGATAAATGATAGTAAGCCAGAGTTTCAAAACGTGCCTAAAGCCTATTTTTATCAAGCGCAAATGCAAATGATGAGCCTTACTAAACACAACGAAACTTTAGGACATCCTGCAGTAACAAACCATTATTTAGTTCGCTATTTAACATCCACGAATTATGATTTTGATGGAAATAAAATAGAAATAGACTTGCCATTAAATGTTCGTATATTTTACAAAATAGTAAAAGCAGATTTAGAAGTTCAATCTAAAATCCTGCAAGAAGTAGCAGCAGCAAGTGAGCAAAGAGATGCATTAATTAACATTTTAAAACAACCAATAATATGAACATAGAAAAGTTTTTATGCCCAAAAGTTGGTAAGTTGATTAAAACAAAAGATTCTGTTACTGCAACTATTTTTGATGGAGAATTAGACCCTTTAAGTTTAGCTTTTCATTACGATGAATGTGTTAAAATTGACACTGAAAATTATAAGTTTATTAGTCTTACATTTGAAAACTTGTATGATATGATAGAATTATTAGAACAATCAGAAAGACATTTCACAAAAAAATTTAAAACCAAATAACAATTATGTACAAAGTAAAAGGAAAAATCACCCAAATAGGTGAAGTAGTATCAGGCTTAACAAAAGCAGGTAAGGAATGGAACAAGTCAGAGTTTGTAATTGAAACACTTGACCCTAAATACCCTAAATTAATTTGTTTTACGTTGATGAAACAAGATGAATTGCAGAATCACAAAGTAGGTGGCGAAGTAGAAGTAACTTTTAGTGTGGATTCACGTGAGTTTAATGGCAAATGGTATCATAATATCAATGCAATTAGTTTAAGCAAAGCACACAACGATTTACCATTTTAATTTAAACAGCAGGGCAGTTAATAGCTGCCTTGCTTAACCAAAAAAATATGACAGTATTAGACTTAATTGAAATTTTAGAAGATATGCAGCACGATTTACAAGTTATGTATAAAGTTACTGCCAATTCAAATGGAATGATAACTTTTGCAGCCATAGAAGATGTTAGCGAAGTTACAACACACGAAACTAAACAAACATTTGTATTACTTGAAACAAGGTTTAAGCATAATAATTTAAACTAATATGAAACAAAAGAAATGCAAAGTTTGTCAGGTAATGTTTACTCCTTACAAATCAACGCAGGTAGTTTGTACTCCTGTTTGTGCAATTGAACTTGCATTTAGTAAGCCAGTAAAGAGTAATATTTTAAGACTTGAAAAGAAAGTAAAGTTACAAAAGTTAAAGACATATACGCAAAGAGTAAACGAGGTCAAGGTCATATTTCAAAGGTGGATTCGAATGAGAGATAAAGATTCACCGTGTATATCTTGCAACATCAAAGAAACAAAATTATGGGATGGGGGTCATTACAAAAAAGCCGAGATATATCGTGGAGTAATTTTTAATGAACTTAATGTTCATAAGCAATGTAGAAAGTGTAATACATATTTAAACGGAAACGAGAGCAATTACAGGCAAGGATTAGTAAATAGAATCGGCGAACAAAAAGTAAAAGACTTGGAACTATTAGCAGAAGAAACAAGGGTTTACAAATGGTCAGATTTAGAATTAGAATTTTTAAAAATAAAATATAAAACAAATGGAAAAACAGGAAATAATTAGTAAAATAATATACGAAGCAGAACGTAAAATAAAACAAAACACTGGGTTAGTAGTATCATTATTTTGCAAGAGCAAAGATGTAAACAGTGATGCTGAATTAGCAACAATAATAGTTAAATTATGTGCAGATGAATACGGCATACCATTAGAAACATTAACAGCAGTTTCAAGGCATAGACTACAATGCGAGGCAAGGCAAATTTCAATGAAGTTAGTTCGTGATAATACAACATTAAGTTTAAAAGAAATTGGTGAACTTTATATGGCTAAAAGAAAGAACCAACCACCTGCAAAAGGAAAAGACCATACAACAGTAATACACGGAATCAAAACGATTGATAGTTTATTAAGCTATGATAGGTTGGTGATTGATAAGTTTAACCGAATTTCAGCAAGTTTAAATCAAATAATAAATTGTTAGTATCTTGTGTTTTGAAATAAAATAATAGCTTTATATTTGCAAGAGTTAAATGAGGTAGTAGCCATTTAATAAAACCTAATTTTAATTTTCCAAAAGTTAAATATAAATAGGAAAAACCCTCTTTTAGCTACTACCTAATTGAGGGTTTTCCGTTTTTATACAATGGCAGAAAATAAAAAATCAGTTCTTTTATATTGTGATATCATACACACAGTAAAAGAATTAACTGATGAAGAAGCAGGAAAGCTATTTAAACACTATTTAGCTTACATAAATGACCTTAATCCAATTCCAATAGACAAACTTACTCAAATAGTTTTTGAACCTATTAAACAGAATCTAAAACGTGATTTAGAAAAATGGAATGAAAAAAGCATAAAAAATAAAGAGATTGCATTGGCAGGATGGGAGAAGCGAAAGAATGCGAACGCATCAAATCGCATAAAATCTGATGCGAAAAATGCCGATAAAGTAAAAGATAAAGATAAAGATATTATATTTAATTATAAAAAATGTTCTGATAAAGAATTTGTAGAAGAATTATCAAAGTTTAAAGAAACATATTCAAAAGATATTCTAAATTCATTTTATAGATACTGGTCAGAAAAAGATGATAAGGGTAAAACTAAAATGAGTTTAGAGAAAACATTTGAAGTAGACAAGAGATTAATAACTTGGTCAAGTAATGACAAGAAGTTTAATAAAGTAGAAAATAAAATAGCTGAAAAAAATATCATATGGTAAACATCTTAAAAATACACGACAAAAAAGTAGATTCGGAGTTTATGGGCTTATATCAAAACGGAATGAGAGCAGGTCATTATATCGGATTTGAAGGTGCAAGAAACCACTACAACTTAAGACTTGGTAATACTACTATTTTATACGGACATCCGACATCAGGTAAATCACAATTTATGTATCAGCTACTAATATCAATGGTTGTTAATTATGAAATGCGACCAATAATCTATTCACCTGAAACAGGAACTGCTGCTGAAATATATTGTGAACTTATCCATTGCTTGACTGGTAAAAGTATGAATAAAGCACACAAGAACTATATAACTGAAAAAGAATTATACAACGCAAAGGCATTTGTGCAAGAGTATTTCACAGTTATTGAAGGCAATGATGAAGCAGGTATTAGTTTTGAACAATGGTTTGAGATTGTGAAAGAAGCAAAGAAACTTTATAATTGTAATCTTGCAGTTATAGATAATTGGAATGATTTAGACCACGACCTAAAAGGAAAAGGTAATGGATTGATAAGTGAATATTTAAAATATGCTTTGCCCAAGTGGAATAGGTTTGCAAAATATCACAACATTCATAATATAATGGTTTGCCACGCAAGGAATCCAACAGTAGAGAAAGGTGAGCAGTTTCCAAGAGCGCCAAGACCTGATGAAATTGAAGGAGGTAGTGTTTGGTATGCAAAAGCACAATCACTTATCTGCATCCATCGTAACTACATAGAGCATAATGGTAATTTTATTCAATCAAATATCGTGGACATTGATATTAGGAAAGCAAAACCAAAGATAGTAGGAACAAAAGGTAAGTTTGCACTTGGTTTTGACTTGGTAAAGAATGCTTATTATGAAGAATTTGAAGGATATCAACGATACATAGCTACACCTTTCAATAACATAAATAATAATCAAAGCAAAGTAGATGCATTTTACCAACCTAATATACCATTCTAATTATGAGTATAAAACAAAAATATAAAGTAAAACCTATTTTAAATAAAGAATCAGAAGAATGGTTTTTATATAAGCATTATGCTAAAAGAAAACCAAGTGTTTCATATTGTTACGGATTATTTGATTTAGATAATAATATACAAGGAGTTTGTGCATTTGGTAACGCAATACCACCATTTATGAAAAGGAGTATTTGTGGTAAACAATATGAACATATGGTTTATGAATTAAATAGGCTAGTAGTAAACGAAGGATTAGAAAAAAATACACTTTCTTATTTTGTTTCTACTTCAATAAAAATGCTACCAATAGATTGTATTATTTTAAGTTATTCAGATAAAGGTATGAATCATAACGGATATATATATCAGGCTTGTAATTTTTTATTCACAGGTATTAGTGATAAACATATTTACTGGACTGTAAAAGGTAAAGAACATTTGCACGAAAGAGCAATACTTGATGAATTTAAAGGATTGCCAAATAAAATAGAATTATTAAAACAAAAACACGGAGAAGAAAATGTTTATAAAAAAGAAAGAACACGAAAAAATAGATATATTTTTTTTAAATGTGATAAAAGATTAAAAAAAATACTATTAAAAAATTTAAATCAGAAAATTCAACCATACCCAAAAGGTCAAAATATAAGATACGATTCAAGTTATAAGCCAAATACTCAAACACAATTATTCTAATGAACGAACTAAAACAATTCCAAGATGAGCA